TAAACTCAAAGAGGGGGGCATTTTGCTCCCCTTTTTTTATGGGCTTTTCAACGGCCAAAGGTGAAATATGGACGATTATCTTGGTGGTGTAGGTGATCCATTTGCAACGGTTAGCGGTGGATTTGGCGGTATTAATTATTCTGAAATGAATAAGGGCGTTCAGCCAATATTCTTTGTTGAGCCGGTTGCTGATGCGAAAGCGTCAGAAGAAGCTGGCGTTCCTAAATTTAGGGAAGAAGAGCGCGTCAGGTTGATTGTCGCGGGCGATATGTTCAACGTCGCGGTGCATCCTGTCGATAGCTCGATTAAAGAGCGTTTTCCAGTTCAGTATGAGGCTTGGAAAGCTAAAAGAACAGAAAAGCATATTGACGGAACGCCGCTAAAACAGTGGCCGTTATTATCTCCCGTTCAGATTGCTGAATTTGAAGCTGCTGGCATATTTTCTGTTGAGGGCTTGCAAAATATTTCAGATGCAAACGTCAACCGAATAGCTGACGGTCGCATATGGCGCGAGAAGGCCAAAGCGTGGCTAGAGCAAGCCAAAGACGGTGCGCTGGCTACTAAGCTAGCGGCAGAGAATGAACGCCTCAGAGAGCAATTAGAAGCGCTTGCGAAGCGTGTTGATGAAATAGATCGGGAAGCGCCAAAGCGTAGCCCAGGTCGTCCAGCAAAGGCTGATTGATGAGTTTACTTACTCTTGTCCAAGGAGCAGCGTTAAGGTGCAGCTTTGGAACGACGCCCGCACAGGCTTATACCTCTACAGATCAGAGCGTATTGCAAATGGTGGCGTTTGCCCAGGATACGGGCAGAGAGTTATTAGAGCGATATGATTGGAATAATCTCAAAAATCAGTGTTTAATTACAGGTGACGGCGCAACAACCCTTTGGAATTTGCCTTCTGATTGGATGCGTCTTTGCCCTTCAGACAAATCACCAATGGGCGCGTTAATTAGTTTAGCGCGTCCTACTATCCCCTTGATTGGCCCCGTCAATGATGAGTGGCTTAATCAAATGAAGGCGCTGCCTGCCTATCCTGCTTTTCCAGTATGGCGCATTGTCAATGGTGAGTTGGAAATTTGGCCTGCGCTAGCTTCTGGCGAAGTGGTGCAATTCTGGTATTTCACAAAAGCGTGGATTTATCAGACGACGACAGGCAGTTATATCACGGCATGGTCTGCTGATACTGATACGTCTCAAATTGACGAAGATATTATTATGAAAGGCGCTATTTGGCGATGGAAACGCGCCAAGGGCCTCGATTACGCTGAAGAATTTCGTGCTTATGAATTATCCGTTGATCGCAATGCTGGTCAGCAAAATAACGAGCGCATTGTCTCGACGAGCGATTACACGGTTAATCCAGATAACTTTTGGCCTGGTCAAATGAGTTATACGCCGCCATGAGGCTAGAGCCTTTCCGCGATAAAGCCGCTGGCAGTAAAAACCGTATAGCTCAAACAGCGCAATTACCGGCTCCGACAAAGGGCTGGTATGTTGGCGCGAATATGGCTGAAGCTCCCGAGGGAACGGCATATCTATTACAGAATGTCTTTCCTCAACTGGACTACATTCGTGTTAGGCGCGGCTCTCAGGCTTGGGCGGTTGGTATGCCGTCTAACGTCGTTAATACGCTTATGCCTTGGCAGAATGCCGCTAGTTCTAAGATGTTCGCGGTGTGTGGCGGCAATATCTATGATGTGTCCAGCATAGGCACTGTTCCTGCCGCAATGGTGACTGGCTTATCGTCTAGCGCCTATATGCAGTTTGTGCAGTTTCAAGGATTATCCGGCAGCTATTTGGTTGCTGTTAATGGCGCTAATACACCACAAATATTTGATGGAACTGGCTGGAATAGAACATTTTCGATTACAGGAAATACGCATACCAGCACGACGATTGATAGCTTATCAAGCACAACAAATATTTATGTAGGGCAGTATATAACTGGCTCAGGCATACCAGCGGGAACAACAATTACAGCCGTTGGCCCTGGTTCTCAAGTAACGATTTCTAACGCGACAACAACAACATTAACTGGAACGGCTCTGACTGTTTATCAGTCTCCAGTAATTACCGCGACTAGCCCTATTACGGGTGTGACGCCTCTATTCTCAAATGTGAATATATTTAAAAATAGAATGTATTTTGTTGAGAAAAACAGTCTTAATGTTTGGTATTTAGCAGTTAATGCGATCGGCGGCGCTGCGACGGTCTTTCCGATGCAAGGCGTTTTTAGATATGGTGGTTATATTGTAGCGACTGCCTCATGGTCGATTGATAGCACAAGCGGTATTTACGAGGCGTTTGTAGCGATTTCGTCTGAGGGCGAGGTCGTTATGTATGACGGCTCTGATCCGTCAGTTTGGACATTAAAAGGCACTTATAAGATTTCCCGTCCATTGGGAGCTCGATGCTTTGCCAAAGCAGGCGGCGACTTAATGATTATGACGGAAGACGGTATTGTTCCGATGTCTAAGGTTCAGACATTGGATCAAATTGCTTTGCAAAACGTAGCGATTACGCAGCCAATTGCTCCGGCATGGCGCTCGGCTGTTTTGGCTCGAACAGGATTAACTGGGTGGCAAATACAGCTTTGGCCGCTTGAAAGCATGGGTATTATCAATTTACCAAAACAAACAAGTCAAGATAATACGCAGTTTATTGTCAATGCGCGAACAGGCGCATGGTCGCAATATGTTGGTTGGGATGCGAATTGCTTTGCTGTCTATAATAACGGGCTATATTACGGAACATCTGACGGTCGCGTGATGCAAGGTGAGGTTGGCGCTGCTGATAGTGCAGATAGCCTGTCAACATCTACGTCGCCAGGAAATAACTATACGTCCATTATATTCCATTCGTTTAATAGCTTAAATGATAGCGTGTCGCATAAGCAAATGCGTATGTGCCATCCTTATATTGCGTCGAATTTTTCACAGCAATTACAGGTAACAGCTAACGTAGATTTTGATATTACGATCCCTAACGCGCCATCTTCGATCGTTCCTGTGTCATCTGTATCGAATTGGGATAGCGCTGTTTGGGACACAAACCCTTGGCCTAACCAGCTTGCGACGCAAAACTATTGGCAGACGGTAACGAATTTTGGGACAGTGTTTGCTCCCATTATTCAAGTTACGTTGTCATCTTCTACGGTAACGCCTGACATACGCCATATGCGCACTGATATTTTGTTTGAAGAGGGCGAGATTATTGCTTAACGCTTCCCGCTTAGATGCAAAAGCAAAAGAATATCTTGATAAAGCTCTTAATATTAATTTGTCTCATCCATTTTGCGGTTACGTTATAACAAATAAGCTAGGCGATATTGTCGGGGCTTTCGTCTTTAACGGATTTACCGGCGATAATGTTGAATTGACGATTGCTTGTCAGGAGAGGGTTACGATAGCGATAGCAAGGTTTATCGCATTGCTGGCTTTTTTTGATCTGAAATGCAATCGCATAACGGCAAGAACAAGGGCTAGCAATCAGCGCGCAATAAGAGCGATGTTAGCTGTAGGATTTAAATTCGAGGGTGTCGCTAGAGAATATTTTAGCGGCGAAGATGCAATTATGTTTGGCATGTTAGCCAAAGAGCAGAAATTGGTGAAACGCAAATGAACAGCCCGCAAGCCCCAAATCCAATGACCTCGATGCTGATGTCGAGCGCGTTGAATAATCAGCAGCAGCAGGCAAATACTCAGGCGGCGCAACAAACGCAAAAAATGAATATGGTTAATCAGTCAACACCATATGGCTCATTAACTTATACGGCTGACCCTAATGCTCCTGGAGGCTATTCTGCTAATCAATCTTTGTCTGCGCCATTGCAGGGCATATTAAACAGCAATGAAGGTAATACTCAGGCTATTTCAAGCGGCGTAGGTCAGTTTTTGAATAATAATATGCCAGGTATGACGAATCCATTAGATTTAAGCTATGGCGCAAATGCAAATCGTATTGCTCAAATTGATAGCCAGACGCTTGATCCTCAGTGGAAGCAAAACCAAAATGATTTTGATCAATCTATGGCTGATAGAGGCGTTGTTCCTGGCTCGGTAGCGTATGATAACGCTAGCCGTGATTTTAATACATCCAAAAACAATGCTTATAATAATATGTTTCTTAATGCTTATAACACGGCGAATAATGCCGCTACGACGCAATATAACGCGCCATTTAGCGCTTTGGGTTCGCTTAACGGTCAGACCTCAGTAAATGCTCCCGTTCAATCAATCGGTCTATCACAGACGCCTACAGCAAGCGTCCAGCCTGTCGATACAACTGGCAATTATAACAGCGTTTATGGACAGCAAAACCAGGCATATCAAAACCAGTTAGCAAGCAATAACGCTGCTATGGGTGGCTTGTTTGGTCTTGGAGGAAGCCTACTAGGAGGCGCATTAGGCGCTGCTGGAGGGCCAGCAGGTATGTCTCTTGGTGCATCATTAGGTGGCGCTGCTGCAAAGGGTTTAGCAGGAGCGGCTGGTTATTCTGGCCCATTTCCGTCTCATTATTAAATAATAGGTTTAATAAATGGTTTTTGCACCAACCCTTCAAGAAGATCCATCAGCAAGCTATTTGACTGATGACGCTATTAAGCGCAAGCGGGCTTTAGCTGATGCGCTTGTTCAGCAAGGCTCGGATACGTCTGCAATTCGCTCTCCTTGGCAAGGTGTCGCTCGGTTAGCGCAAGGTCTTATGGGCGGCATACATCAGGGCATGGCTGACAAGGCCGAGCAAGATAATAATGATTATAACACGGCTCTGATGGGTAAAGTATTCGGAACGCCTCGGTTAGCTCCTGAGACGGGTAGCGGGCCTACTGGCGGCGTTTCTTCTGGCTCCGCAAGCAATACTGAATTAGCTCCTAATATTAAGACGGCTATTCTTACTGCGGCTGAAAAGTATGGCGTCCCGCCTCAAGTAGCATTAGCAATGGCTACGCAAGAAACCTCAAACAATCCTAACGCTCCTCATGGTGGGTTGTTCCAGATTACTAAGGGAACTGCCGCTAACCCTGGTTATGGCGTAGCGCCGGTTGATTATAATTCTTTGAGCGATCCGGCTGTAAATTCCGATTTCGCTATGCGTTATCTGACGGCTAGAAATAAGGGGATTAATTGGAATGATCCTAATGCAGTCAATACCGCACTTGCTTCTTACAATGGTGGGGGCGATCCTAATTATGTGCAGCATGTCCGTCGCCATATGCCGCAACAAGACGGTGCGCCTGTCCAAGTTGCGAGTAACAGCCCGTCGCAAGCGTTTCTATTAAGCCGCGAAGCTCGGAAGCAAGAAGAAGCTCCGCAAGCGGCTCCTACACAGTTAGCGCAAGCTCAACCCTCAAGAGCGCAGCAAATCCTAGAGGCTATGTCTGACCCTCGGATTACGCCTCAGAATAGGCAGATATTAACTCAACTATACACTGACGCGGTTAAGAATGAGGAACGCTATGCCGCGCCTTATATGGACGACTACGGCAATCTTGTTCAGAAAGATCCAAGCGGTAAAATTAACGTATTACATGCTTCGCCGGAAGAGCGGGACACAAGAACGCCAGAGCAAAAGAATTATGAATATCTAAAAGTTAATCCAGAGGCAAAAGAATATTTTGAGCAAACAAAACAATTTAAGCCAGGGCGTCATGTTGTTGGTGGTGCTTTAATTGACGATAATGGCAATGAAATTTATAAAGCCAAGGGTGTAGGGCCTAGCCTTACGCCGGCCGCTATTAAATTTGGTGGCGAACAATTAGCAAGAGGCGACAAATCTGTTTTAGCTAATTTAGGTCGTGGAGCTCAAGGCGCTGAAAACGTAACAGCATTACGAAACGAAGCTGTTAATTACGCTTTGGCTCATGATATAGACCCGCGTAAGGCTATGGACGCCGCTGCTGAATACATGGGGCAGCAAGCAGGCGAAAGAACGCTCGGAACGCAAGAAGCCAATGCGATGACGGCTGGCACTGAAGCCTCTAACGCATTGTTAATTGGTCGAGGCGCAAATGCTGCTTTGCCAAGAGGAAACTTTGTTCCTGTCAATCAAGCAATTCAAGCCTGGCAAAGTGGAAATAGCGATCCTCGTTTAGCTAAATTCGGTCAGGCTATGGCGACAATTGCCAATACTTACGCAAGGGCAGTTAATCCAAAAGGCTTACCGCATGAGGCGGTCGTTTCAGATACGCTTAAGCGCCTTTCTTCAGCGCAGGGGCCGGAGGCGCTAAACGCTATTTTAGACATTATGCAGCAAGAAATAGACTTAGCTGAAAAATCGCCTAATCAAGCGCGTGAAATTATCAAAGAAAATAGAGCAATGCGTAATGGTGATAAGCCAGAAAAACCTAGTGCCGGCGTAACTAGCAACGGCTTAAAATGGTCGGTTGAATAATGGCAAAACTCAAGATAGGCGACCACACAGTCACGGTTGACGATAGCTTCAAAAGCCTATCGCCCGATGAGCAACAAAAGGCAGTCGATGAGATATCGAAAAGCCTACCTAGCAAGGTCGCTAATACTGCCAAGCTAGATGCGCCGGAAGATCAGGGTGATTTTTCTTTAGATAATGCTGTTCGTTCTGTCGCTAATGGCATGACATTTGGACTTGCTGATCGTATTGCCGCCGCTGCCAATAGCGTTATTCCATTAGATAAAGGTTCGCATTTTCTGGATTATTCTGGAAACCTAAAAAATCAGCAAGAGCGCACAAACGCCTATAGAGAAAAGCATCCCGTTTTAAATACGGTAGGCAATGTTGTTGGTAATGTCGCTGCATTGCCTTTTATGCCGGAGGCTCTAACTGGCGGCGCAATGACGGGGCCTGTGCTGTCGCGTGTTGCTGCCGGCGGTAAAGCAGGGGCGTTAGCTGGTGGCTTACAGGGCGCGTTTGATAGCCCTGATTTGACGGATGTAAAGCGAACGGTCGGTGGAACTGCTGTCGGTGCAGCGGGTGGCGCTGTGTTAGGTGGCGGCGTTCCTATCCTGGCTAAAGGCTTGGGCGCCGTAGGCTCGACCATAGCTGACAGTATGCGCGGCTATGATGGGATCTCATCTCCTGCCGGCAAGTCTCTCATCAAAGCCTTAAAACAAATGGCTCCTGGTGAGATAGACCACACTGTCGATCGTCTTGGTCCAGACGCTACGTTAATGGACATGTCGCCTGCTTTCTTATGGAAGGGTGCCGGTGTCTCTGGCAATTCGCCGGAAGCGCGCAATACAATAGCGCAAATGCTGACAACCCGTAACAACGGCACAAGCAATCGTCTGCTTGGCGATGTGAGTGCTAACTTTGGTCCGGCTGAAGCGCCGCGTGTTCTTGATAAGAATATTAAGAATGAGCTGAAGCGCGCGGATTATCAAAACTATCGTGTCGGCGCTGGTTTAGAAGCTGGCAACCCTGAGCTGCCACAGGTCGATACACAGTCTCTACTCGACCATTTAGATAAGGCTCTACCGTATGCAGAGGGCGGCGAAAAGCGGGCATTAGCGACGCTTAAAGAGCGCCTTATGATGGAAAACCCAGAAAGAGGTAATGCGTCTGTAGAGTATGCGAAAGCCGATGACTACATGCCTCCAGATGGCGGCACTACTTCTAACGGCGCTAGAGAGTTCGCTCGTAAGATGGGCGGCATTAAAGATGTCGGCGGTGATTTGAAAAGCCGCGAAGTAAACAAGGAAATGATTGGTCTGCTTAATGCTAAAGGCAAGGATGCAGACAAGGTGCGCGAGG